CTAAAATCTGTGTTCCTGAATCGCAGGAAATAGAGTACAAAGAATACAACCCGAACCATGAAATTGTAACACACCCAGATAGCGTTATTGGCTTACCTGCAAAGAATAACTGGATGTACAAAAAGTTTGGATCAGTATTTTTGTGTGACGATGATATCCATTCCATGAGAAGAATGTACGCTGAAAAAAATGAAGAACAGGTTGTTCCAAAAGGTAAAACGGATGAAATCGTTGAAGAAACTTATCAACTTGCCAAGTGTTTAGGAATCTATCTTTTTGCATTATCCAAGCGATACGCAAATATGTTTTATGATTCGATGGAACCAATTCATTTATCTGGATCCGTTACAGGTGGAATGTACGGACTGAGAGAGGGATCAGGATTGAGTTGGGATGAACACATCAAAACTGGAGAAGATCACTATATATCGTTGCTCAATGCCTATTATCACAGGAAATGCTTGATAGATGATCGGTTTGCATTACAGCAAAAAGACACTTTCGCACGAAGTGGCGGTTTAGCAGAGTACAGGGATAAAACCACTGAAAAGGAAACTTTTGACTTTCTGAGAGCAGAGTTTGGTAGTGCAGTTCAGCCTAAAAACCAACAGAACCAACAGAGAGCAGACAAAAAGAATCAATTTGGAAGGTCTTTAAAAATACCTTTTTAACGCTTTAATATGATCGTATAAATTGTTAAATTACAATCACTTAATAATCGCTAAAACATAAATAAAACCAAAGGCAAACATGGGTTTTCACAAAATAAGAACTAAAAAAGGATATCTACTGTCAGAAATGGCTTCAACTCTCCAGAAGTCAATAAGAAGGGGTGATACCAAAATAGCAGGATTCAGCGCACTTGAAATGTATGAATCAGGATATTGGCGTTATCTCTGGAAAAGACTTTACACCATAAGCGCAGAAGATGTTAGTGGATTAATGACCAAAGAGATCCATGCATTATTCAATGGATTCCTATTACAGAATGAAAAACAGCGTAGCAAAATGGCTAAAGGTAGAATCTTTATATCGAAAGCTGTACTATTACTGTGTAAGTTCCCAAAAGACAGGGATGCGGATCATATCCAAAACCTTACTTACGATGGGCTGTTCGGTAAAGGAATTGATGAAGCTGAAATTGAAAAATATATTCAAGATCTGGAAGCCAGTGAGAATATAGAAATTCCGAAGTATGCCTTTGATTGTCACACAGTCGCAGGTAAAAAACTCGGAAAATCAAAGTTCGATTTTTTTATTGATGAATTTATTGACTTGCACGACAGAATGCCATCCCTGTTTGAAGATGAAATAAATGAGCTTCAAAATGACAGGCAAAAAGAAGAGCCAGACCATTTCAGGATCTGATATAGAAAAAATAAACGAAATCAAAAACGAACAGGGGCGAACACCCTTGTTTGTTTCTAATCCAGATCAAGCTGATAAGTTCAGGGGCGCAATTGTTCTTGGGCTAAGCTACAAATCAGCTTGCGAATATGCAGGGTGGGCTGAATCAACTTGGTACGAATGGGTACAGAAAGCAGAGGGTAGATACACTGGTCCAGATAACTACAAGCCAGAAGTGTACAGAGAATTCGTGGATGATATTAAAAGAGCCATGCAGGTTGGAAAGGTCAGCCTGTTAAATGATATCAAGAAAGATGATTCATGGCAGTCAAAGGCTTGGATCTTAGAGAGAAGATATCCAGAGGAATTTGGCAGGATTGACAGAATGGAAGTGACTGGAAAGGATGGTGAGGAAATCAAGAGCAGGAATATAACATTCACAAAAGAACTTACTGTTGATGAAGCTAAAAAACTTGACTCTGATAGTTTGTTAGCATTGCTGAAAGAATGAGTGTGGAAGTAAGCACATATCAGCAAAGGAAAAAAGACTATATTGCCTATGAGCTATGGCGCAGAAGCCAGATAGAAAAACATGTTCATGCAAGATACTGGTTGAAGCAGAAAGTTTATGATTCATTTCGAGATAATGTCATTGGGTTCATCAATGAATGGGTTTATACCTATGATCCCAGAAATATAGAAATCGGATTGCCTACCAGAATTCCGTTAAAGCTCTTTGACAAGCAAGAGGAACTGGTTAAGCATGTTCTCTGGTGCATGGATAATACGGAGAATGGTTTAATAGAAAAATCAAGGGATATGGGATTAACGTGGATCATCTGTGCGATTTTCGTACATAAATGGATTTATGAAAAAGGATTCAAAGCAGGTATCGGATCCAGAAAATTGAATCTTGTGGATAAAATCGGTGATTTAGATTCAATCCTTCAAAAGATCCGTTTCATCATAACAAACCTTCCACCCTTTTTTCTTCCAGAACAATTCAAAGCGTCAAGGGATTTAAGCTATTGCAAGATCATAAACCCAGATAACGGATCAACCATTACTGGAGAAGGTGGAACGGATATTGGTCGTGGTGGTCGAAACTCAGTTTACTTTGTTGATGAGCACGCAAAAATCGAAAAGGCAGATATGGTTGATGCTTCACTGTCACAGAATACTAACTGTATTTTGTACGGATCTACTCCATACGGAATGGGAAATCTATTTGCAAAAAAACGATTCAGTTCACAGGTCAATGTGTTCACAATGCACTGGACAGCACACCCTTTTAAAAACAAAGAATGGTATGATAGGGAATGTGAAAAATATGATGAAACTACCATTGCTCAAGAATTGGATATTGATTATTCAGCATCTGTTGAGGGAATCTGCGTTCCTGCAAAATGGGTAAGAAAATGTGTTAATCTGGATATCCCAGAGACAGGGAAAAAGCAGGCAGGAGTTGATGTTGGTGGTGGAACTGGATCTGGAGAATCTGTTTACATTTACAGGCATGGTGGTGTGGTTAAAAAACTGGAACACAAATCAAAATCGGATCCTAACAAATGGGCGTTGCAATCAGCCAGATACGCAGAAAGGGATGGAGTTCATGAATATTGTTACGATGCAATTGGTGTTGGAGCAGGAATCGGTGGAACCATTCAGGGAATGGAAAGAAAGTTCACCCCAAAACTAACAGCCGTAAACTCTGGAGATAGACCGTCAAAAAAGAGGTATGATGATAATCCCAAATTGAGAGCAGATGAACGATTCCAGAACATAAGAGCCGAAATGTGGTGGGCTGTACGTGAACGATTCAGGAAAACGGTTGAAATGATTGAATACGCAGAGAATCTATCCCTAACGTATCAGGCTTCAATGGAAGCACTTGACTACCTGCCAGATGAATTGATAAGCATACCAGATGATTCAGAGCTTATTTTACAGCTTTCGTTACCCACAGTTATTGAAATGAGTACAGGTAAGGTGAAAATCGAATCAAAAAAGGATATGGTAAAAAGGGGAATCAAATCGCCAGATAGAGCAGATGCACTTGTCTATTCGTTTTCCGATATTAAAATTAAGAAACGCAAACCACTCGGTTCACAATCAAATAAACCTATGGGTTAATCATGGCACTAAATATTCTTGCACTATCGCAAAAAAAAGCAGATGAACTTTTGGATCTGGATAAAGAATCCATTCAAACAGATTATTCAACCTACAAGCTACTATACAAAGGGGATCACTGGAGAGGTGGAAATGGTTGGGTCGGTCCAAAGCCAGAAGGTGACAACTCGGCTCAAATACTTCTAAGGATCCAGAGACAGTTTGCTTCAAAAAATGTAGTTCGTGAAGTAATTACACGACATACAAATTCTGTATTTGGTAAAAGCCCAACGGTTGAAATCCTACCTGCTATTGAGGTTGAGGAAGGGGGTGATAAAAATACTCCAGAAGAAATGAAGGAAATTCAATCACTCAAAAAAGCCGTTTCAAAATGGATGAAGGATAAGAATGTTATCTCGAAGCTCCAGAAAGCGTTAGCCATGACGTTATACGGTGAAGTAGCTATTTTGAGGTTTTATATTCCAAAATCAAATGTGGATGAAAATGGCAGACTGGTAGATACGGAATCCGTTGAAGAAGCGATTGAAAAAATCTGGTTCGACATTTCGGATATTGAGGGTGCAACTGTATATCAGGAAAGTGACACCAAGCGAAGGGTCGGAATATTCAATTATGAGAATGACGATGAAGATGAATTTGTAGAAATCACATTCAAGGTTACTGATTTTGATGTGAACGGTGAGCAAACAGAAGAAGGCGATCTGGACTTTCCGTATCTATCTGCTGATAACATCGACAAAACGTTTATTGCTACTTTCGGTGGTGAGGAAATTGATATTAGTGAACCGATTCAGCTTCATGGAAATCTTACCATGTACCGAGTACAAAGAGAAGCTATTATCACAGAGCAAGTAAAGCAAAATCAGGATCTGCTGAACAAAGCTCTTACAATGTGGTCTGCCAATCTGGACTGGTCTGCATTCGTTGAACGGATCATTTTGAACGGAATGCCGCCAGGTCAATGGAAAGAAAATGCAGACAATGAATGGGAGTTTGATGCCTCTGGAGAACTCAAAACTGGTCCAAGTACAACCAGTTTTATAAGCGGTATTCCAAAGTTCAATGAAGGTGGTGAAATTGTCGGAGCCGAAAGCCCTTCGGTTGTATTTCGGGATCCAATCAATCCAGATACTTTTGAGAAAACCAGAAAGACGTTTTACCAGAACATTCTGGAGGAAACACATCAAGCGCACATCATGTTACAGGCTGAATCTCAACCATCTGGAATCAGTCGCAGAGAAGCTAAAAAGGATTTTGAAGATGATGTTTCCACATCGGTCAACCATTTCAATGAAGCAGGAAAATGGATGATTGAAACTCTGATTTATCTCGCTACATGGATGAACGGAACGGATGCTGATGAACCAGAATACATTGCTCAGTTTGAATGTAATCCAAATCTCGGTGCTGTAACGTCAGAAGATGTAGATATCATAGCTAAAATGAGAGAGACTGGATTAATCTCGGATGAAACGGCTATGTCCAGACTTGGTGTCGATGATGTGAAATCAGAAAAAGCTAAAATTGATACGGACTTTCTGAAAGCAAAAGCATTACTGGATGTAATCACTCAATCGCAATACACATCTGCAGAACTGGTCGTTCAGCTATACAAGAAAATGATTGGCGATCTGGATATCCTTGCAGAGCTTCAAGATTCAGAAGTGAATACAATACTGGAGGAAATCAGAACATCTGTGAATAGCTCCGCTCAAGAGAATGACTTTTTAGGTCAAATCGGATCAACTGGAACCCCAACAGAAGAAACGGAATAGTGTTAAAAAAACAGCAAGCCAAACGGATCGCAGAATATTCAGAGATTGAAGAAAATCGTGTTTGCTACTATAAAAGCTCAATAGGAAACTGGTTGCTATGGCACCCGAAAGTTGGGCTTGGATCATTAAATAATCACACAGTAACCGAAAACGATAATGGCACAATAACCGTAAAACCTTCCATCAAAATCTCACTGATGAAAAGGAATAAGAAAATTACGGTACATGGCTATTTAACCGATGGTATATGGAGGTCAGTATGAGTTACACAAAAGAAGAACTGAAACAGGCAAAACGGAACGGTGCAAAACAGCTTGCCAAACTCGGAAAAAAAATGAGGCAACAGCAAACCAGATACTTCCAGACAAAATCAGATGAAGCATTACGGATGTCGAAGAAACTGGAAAAACAGTTTGATGAAACGGTCAAAATCATTCTCAAATAATGCCACAGGGAGAATACACCTATAATAAAATCATTCTGAAAGCAAGGAATGAACTTGCAGGATCCAACGGAAAACTGCGAAATGTGTATATTAGAATATTCCAGACTGTAGCAGAATCACTGGTTCGTATCGATCAGGATGTTTCATCTGGAAGAATAACAACTGTAAGAGCAAACCGATTAAGGGCGGATCTGCTTAAAATGGCAGACAGGGTTGGTGGTGAATCCATTAAGATCGTAAGTGATTCAATCACAGAGGGAATTGATCTGATTGAAAATTCTCACAACAGAGGCATGAGAGAGGTAGCCAGAATCGTTGGAAGCTCTGCCATACTCAATCCCATTGAGGGTTTGGAGGAAGGCGCTCTTGAGGTTTATTTGAAGCGGAGAGGTTTAGCTCCAGAATACAACTATAAAACGTTGATTAAACTGGATATAGCAAACCTAAAAAACGATATGGAAAGAGCAATTGCATCTGGAATCCAGAGGGGTGTTTCACCAGATCGTTTGACAAAAGAAATCGGTTGGGTACTCAGCAAGAATGATCCAGAGTTTCAAAGAGTGTTAAAGAATCTCGGTCCAAGAGGAGGTAAAATAGCTAATGCCGTAGATGATCTGGATACTGCTCAAATCATACGTGCAAAATCATTTTTAAAGGATGTTCGAAGGATTGCGGTAACGGAAACAGGGAATGCCTACCATGAAGCCAATCGAATAGCATCTGTCAAGTCACCAGTAATCAAAGCTGTTAAATGGCAGGTGAGTGGTCGGCACTATGGACTTCCAACGTCACCAGATAGCTGTACCTACAATCATGAATCCAATCAGTTCGGGTTAGGAGAGGGAGTATTTTATTCAGACACGGTTCCACCGCTACAGCATCCATATTGTGCTTGCTATACGTTGAATGTACTGAAAGAGCCTCAAAATTATGGTGAACCAGATTTAATTCCACAAGCACCCAGAACGGTAAACGAAAAGGGGCTACGCAGGTTCTATAAGGGAAAAACGAAGTCGCACAGGCTTACTAACGTTGAAAGGACTAACCAACTCAACCGATTAGCATATCAGGCGTTTAAAGGGGAACTATGAGTTTTTAAGGGTAAATAAATTTTGTAGATTCTATCAATTGAAAGGTTGCTTAGAAATTTGTATAATGAAAGCAGAGTCAAGGAACTCTGTTTTCTCGATGGACAAGGAGCCTATCTTAATTTTAACGAAAACGAGAAAACACAATGTTCGTATATAGACAGACGAAACCTACCTTTGGAATAATGTTCGATAAGCCAGATGATAGCGGATCTGCAGGTTTGAATAAACTTTCTAAACTAATTGAATCACTCGGCAAGAAAGTTGATGGAATCCTGCCAGATGAAGCATTAAAATCTCTGGAGTCGTTGGCTAAGCGGTCAAACGATGGTGATGTGGATCCACTTCACAAGATCCTTTTTAATGAGAATTTCGAGTTGCGGAAGAAATTAAAGGAATCTGAAATCGGTGAAGATGGTGAAATAGTTACCAAAGATCAGAAAGCCCTGCTTGACAAACTGGAAGAAAATGAAGTGAAATCGGTGAATGATTTTGAATCGGTTATCACAGAGCGAAATGAAGC